AATATGAAATTGTAGCTGTATATCGTAACAATCGTATTGATCCTAGTATGTGGGGTGAGTTGTTATTCTACTTAGGTAGATATTATAACAATGCTTTCCTAGCAGTTGAGTCTAACTCTATGGGTATTGCTACACTGCAGAAGCTAGAACAGATGGGTTATATCAATCTGTACAAACAAACAAAGATGGCTAATGTGTCTAATGAGGAAGGTTTACGTCTAGGTTTCAGAACAACATCTGCATCTAAACCTGTAATCATTGGGAACCTAAAGAACCTAATAGACAATGAGGATATTATGATACCCTCACCTATTGTTATTAGAGAACTCAAGGATTACATATCTACAGCTAGTGGTAAGACAGAGGCAGCTCCTGGTTGTTGTGATGATACTGTCATAGCTCTTGCCATTTGTGCTGAGGTATTACGTACACATTGGGATCGTCTAAACACAAGGAATGTTTCATGGAAAGAGAGGATCTCGGACTGGGAGCAGGACAACACTCAGTGGATTTAGAGGAAGAGTTTTACGACATGTTAGTAGAGTATTGGATACAAGGTAAAGTACCACACGATATGGTGTTGGTTAATCATGAGGATGAATGCCTTGAGGTATACTATGGTTATGCGTAAGATTCTCTAAGTTCCTTATAGAGAATAGAGATTCCTGCATTGTCCTCATAACGCGCTGGTGGTCGCGGCAGGTAAACCACCAACTAATTTTTGAGGAGTATTAAAATGAATATTGTTATTGCGTTGCTTGCGGCGCTTATAATCACTGGTGGTGTAGCACCCCAAACCAAACCTGTTGTGGACCCTATCATTGTTGGTCTAGCAGTCGGAGCCATTGCCGCTCCCTTAGCTGTCTCAGCTGGGGTTACTGGTAGTGCTTCAATCCTAGGGACTACATACACCAATGCTAATGTTGTTGCGGCTGGAGTAGGTGCTGTTGCAAGTGCTGCCCAAGCTAAATCACAAATAGAAGCAACTGAATAAGTTCGTCTGGCACTAACGCAAAGTGCTACGCCACGAGGTTACACAACCTCACTCGTTACGTTGTTTTGCAGATGGGATTCGCTACCTTATAGTTTGGGCATCAACCAACTATAGCTGAACACTGGGCAGGCGTCATCCTAGTCATGATATAAAACTGACCACATATAATTCATAGGGCATAGCCCCAAGTTTGTTAGTTAGACCCACGGAGGGAGCTATGCGATTTAATGAAACACAAGTTGAACCAAAGAAAGAACCTAAACCTAAGAAAGAAAAGGTAGTTGTTAAGGCTGGTAGTAAGGACTATGACTATGCAAACTTAGCCAAGACTAAGAAGATTCTTACAGGAAGGGGTTCATTCTAATGGCTGGTAATAAGTATAAAGAAAAGGTGTCTGATGATAGTCTAATCAATTTGATTGAGACTGGTATTCAGAACTCTACAGGGGAATGGTTAAACTCCTCTGATATGACACGGGAACGTCAACGATCTACATATGAGTTTGCAGGTATTGCTGCAGATCACTTAGCACCTCAGGGTGTATCTAGTATTGTTGACACATCTACTACAGAAACAGTAGAAGCATACACTGCAATCTTGTCTGATCTGTTCTTAAACAACGGAAAACTGGCTAGATTCACACCATATGACAACTCTCCAGGCTCTTTTAAGAGTGCTAGGGATGCCTCTATGATTACTAATTATGCTATCTTTAAGCAGAATAATGGGTGGGAACTTATCCAAACCTGGATAAAAAGTGCCCTATTGTGGAAGAATGGTATCATTCGGTGGGACTATGTAGAGGGTTACGACTACGAGTTTGAAGAATACGAAAAGATCTCTCAGGGCCAGTTGGATATCCTCCTTGCTGAAGAAGGGGTTGAGATCATTGGTAACCTAAATTATGAAAATGAGTTAGGTGAGTTGAACATGGAGACCGGACAGCAGGATGCTGAGTTGGTTTATGTTGATGTACGTATTCGTCGTAAGAATGATAACTCTCGTGTGAAGATTGAGAACATCCCACCAGAGTCTTTCAGGATCTCTCGTGATGCTAAGTCAATCGACGATGCTAGTTTCGTAGGTATACAGACAATCCTAACTCGCTCAGAGATCCGTAAGATGTGGCCTGATGTTGCAGACAACATTGGTGAAGATGAATGGGATGAACTTGGGGATGATACGACTTGGGATGGTAATGGTAGCTATGCAGAAGATATTGCAGCACGTAAGCTAGTAACAGGTCAGAGTTATCTACAAGGTCGTATGACTGATGACATTACAGCATTAGAAGCTAATCGGGAAGTTACCATCACAGAGTGTTGGATTAACGTTGACCGTGATGGTGATGGTGTTGCTGAACTTAAGCACTTCATTATCGCAGGTGATACAGTCTTGTATGAACAGGACATAGATATGATCCCAGTGGCTTGTCTATCACCTATAGATATCCCATATGAGTTTTATGGTTTGTCTATTGCTGATTTTACACGTTCATCTACACTAGCATCTACAGCTATCCTTCGTGGGTTTGTTGAGAATACATATCTTACAAACTACTCACCAAAGCTTGCTGATCCAAATGTTGTTGATTTTTCTGCGCTACAGAATATGAAGCCAAAACAAATCATCCCGACTAATGGTAATCCAAATGGTGCTGTAGCTTCTATGCCCCCAGAGACAATTAGCTCAGGTACTGTACCACTGCTTTCGCACTTACAGACAATTAAAGAGCAAGCAACGGGTATGTCTAAGGCTGCTCAAGGTCTTAATGATTCCTTGTACGTGTCTGGTAATAGTGAATCAAAGGTAGCTGCAGTTCAATCAGCATCTCAGAAACGTATTCAACACATTGCTCGTAGGTTTGCAGAGACAGGTATGAAGCGTCTATGTACAGGTGTGTATAAGACAATGCGGAAATGCTTAAAGACTCACTCCAAGTTTAGTTACCAAGGTGTGTTTGCTGAAATAGATATCATGTCCCTCCCATCTCGTATGGATGTGGAGGTGTTCCTGGATATAGGTGAGAACTCAAATTCAAACATGATTAAAAAGTTTGAGATGGTTGGTAGTCAAATACTACCAGCACTAAACAGCCAGGGTCAGGGTGTTGTTATTCGTCCAGAAGCTCCTGCTATCTTAGCTACAAAACTTATAGAATCTATAGGTATTGATAGTAATGATTATTTGGAAGACTACACAACGGATGAGTTTAAACAGAAAGCTATGGAAACTGTTAAACAACAAACTGAAAAAGCACAAAAAGATGGTGCTCTCTTACAGCGCAAAGCGGAAGCAGATGCATCACTAGCTGAGGCTAATGTAACATTTACCAACGCACAATCTAAGAACACTGTGGATGACAACACTAAACAGTTGGCTATCTCTATTGATAAGCATTTCCAACAGTGGGCAGAAATTGATATTAAGGCTCGTAAAGAAGGTATTGAACCTCCAATGCGTCCTGACTTCAATCAGATAACAACTCTTGCAAGGGCTATGATTGCAGGAGAAGCATAAATAATAAGGAGGTGGGGGGATGTTTGGATTACCTTTAGAACTAATCACGATGCTTTTCTCCACCGTACTTGGGGCTGTTATGTCCATCTGGGGTCAAAACACAAAGAATAAAAATGAACAACAAAAGATGATGATTAGTGGTATGCAGCAGGCTAGGGAACATGGTAAGACGGATGTGCACTTTGCGTGGACACGTAGGATCATAGCTCTTTCTGCTGTTTTTGCCATCATAGTGTTACCAAAAGCGGTGGCGGTCTTTTACCCAGAAGTTAATGTTATAGTAGGATACACCGAAGTTCACGGTGGTTTATTTAATTGGTTATTTGGTGGTGATGGAACAGTTCAATGGCAAGCAGCTAGAGGATTTGTGATTACTCCGTTAGATACACATATAGTGTCAGCAATTGTTGGCCTATACTTTGGAGCGGGGTTTACTAAATGAATCAAGATCAAGAATGGCACCTATCTAAGTCAGTGCCACTGACCTTTGTTGTAGCTATTTTCATACAAACCGTATCATTGGTTTGGTATGTATCTTCTTTAGACAACAGCATTAAGAACAATGCAAGAGAAATAGTAAGGCATGATGTACGTATTCAAACCTTAGAGACTGTGGTGCAAACTCAGGCCATTACATTAGCACGTATAGACGAGAACATTAAGTCTATCAGGATGATGATGGAGAAGTCAGCTTCTAGTAGAGATCCAAGGTAATGTTATGTGTTTTAGTATTTGTTGGGTGGGGTCACGCATGGATTGATGGTACAAACCAGCTGACAAAGCTATGCTACTATGATTGTGGGTTGACAAAGAATGGGAGTTGGTATGACAAGGTTTATAGGGTACACCCAAATTACGTTTGTCCAAGCAGGTTGGTGTTCACATGATTGATCCGATCACAGCCATATCGATTGCGGCAAGCGCCGTAAGCAATATAAAATCTTTGATGCTTGCAGGTCGTGATGCATCCTCCGCTCTCTCTAAGTTTGCAGGGGCTGTGTCAGATGTAAACTACGCGGCAGATAAGGCCAAGAATCCTGGGATCTTTGCATCGCTCACAGGCTCAGCTGAACAGCAAGCCATTGATGCGTTCTCAGCACATAAAAAGATGCAAGAACTTAGGAAAGAAGTCGAGACACTTGTGGCATTTACCTACGGGCCGGATGGTCTTGAAGAATATAAAGCCACGCTTCGCAAGGTACGCGCCCAACGGAAGAAGACTGCCTATCGCCGCGCGGAGCTGAAACAAGCTATAATAACTTGGTTTTTTGGTGGACTGATAACCTTGTCTGGAATTGCTGGGTTAGGAATAGTTCTTTATATGATCGGTAAACAGCAGGGAAAATGGTAAATAGGGGATTAGGATGCCAAAGAAAAAAGATTCAAGATTAGCCAATGCTGGGGTAGCTGGTTATAATAAACCTAAACGTACCCCATCACACCCAACCAAGTCACATGTTGTCGTTGCTAAAGAAGGTGAAACAATTAAGACTATTCGTTTTGGAGAACAAGGTGCATCAACAGCTGGTGCCCCTAAGTCAGGTGAGTCAGATAAGATGAAAGCTAAACGTGCAAGCTTCAAGGCCCGTCATGGGAAGAATATCTCAAAGGGTAAGATGTCTGCTGCGTATTGGGCGGATAAAGAAAAATGGTAAAACAATAAGGAAACAAGATGGAAAAGTATAAAGTTGCAGCAGAGAAGATGCTGAAAGGAAATACACATCCGGATCTGATGGCGAAGGAAGCACTTGTACGTGCGCAATTCTCTTCTCAACAACGAGAAGGTTTCTTCAATGAAGCCTATGGGGAGTTGATGGTGCAATACTTCACTGCCTGGTTAGGCACAGATCCACACGAAGTTAAGACACGTGAGTTCATATATAACTCAGCCCTTGCGCTGGGAGATGTGAAACAGAAGTTAATTAACTTTGAAACATACGGAAAAAACGTACCATACATTGAGGACAACACACAATGAATAATATCGATTACGAGCAGTTGATAGCTAATATTAAAAATATGATTAACCTGTTAGAGTACGACTCTATGCGATCTCCAGGTAAAGCTAAACTGAATTGCAATCAACTTGGAGCTATGCACGGTCTACTAGATCGATACACTTCCAAGCAAGAAACATCCGTACCAAAGGCAACTAAGCCTGCGGCTAAAAAAGAAGGATAATATAACATGTCAGAACAAAATGAATCTCTACCCGCAATGGATGATGTTCCCAGTTCTGCTGGTCCAAGCGAACAAGAACTCCTAGATGCCGTACTATCCAATACCGAATTTCTTCGGGATGATGATGTGCCGCTACCAGAAGAGGAGATCGAGTACGAGGATCCGGAAGCAACTGCTGAGGAAGACCCAGATGTAGCAGATGCCGCCGTTAGCGATGAAGAGTCTGAGGAAGATACAGAAGAGACAGAAGATGAGGATGGCGCGGAAGCCCCTACCCAAGAAGCTACTGTGTTTACTGTTGATGATCTAGACTTAGATGCCAGAGTCTCTGTCAAAATTGACGGGGAGGAAATGGAAGTCTCATTTGCTGATCTGCTTAAAGGCTATCAGACAGATGCTTCACTCTCTAAAAAGGGTCGTGAACTCGGAGAGGCGCGTAAAGCCATTGATGAAGAACGTGTTGCTAAGCTATCTGAAATCACAAAGATGTCAGATGCTACTAATGCAATGCTAACAATGGACGAACAAAAACTGGCTAAGGAATACCATGATGTTGAAGCC